ATTCAATGGAGACATCGGAATCCGTACCACCGCAGCCGACATCAGCCGAGACGAACAAACCCACGTTGCGATCCACTCGATGGTCTGCTCTGAGTTGGGCCTCAAGTCCACATCAAGCCTCAATAGACTACGCAGAGCGACTGTGGGATGGGTAGTAGATGGGCTTGGTAAATCTCAAAGCAAGTATCTTGATAAAGATTTCTGGTTGGATCAATCAGATTCCCTTTATGAAAAAGGAAAAGCCCCAGGGCTAAAAGATACTAAACGTGCTCGTATGCCTGCTTTCTTTGAAGCAGCAAACAACGACCTTCCACAATATGGTTAACCCTTATTTTGACGCCGAAACTATTCCCCTCACCAGTGTTATTGGTGGGAGGATAGATCTTAGTGTTCTCATTAATGAACTTGATCGGATGTATCCTGATGATTATCCTGATTATGAAATGACTGCGTGGGAAGCTGGCCGTATGGCTGGTGCCATAGCGGTTATCCGTTACCTTAAATCTAAACTTAACCCATAAAGAATCATGTGCCTCGCCCCTAAAATGCCTAAGCCACCGGAACCGCCACCCCCGGCACCGGCTCCAGTAACTACAAGTAACGAACCGACAACGGTTAAACCCACTAAGTCAAAACGTGCGTCCCTTCAACAAGCAAGTAGGGGTACTTCTAGCTTGACTATTCCCCTTAGTACGGGTGGTGCTACCCCTTCAATGACTAGCCTGCGTATTGGTAAATAATAAATGGAAAATCAATCTGCCGCAAGTCGTTACGCAAAGTTGTCAAGCGACAGAACGATCTTTCTCGATACTGCTAGGGACTGTGCTTCACTTTCTGTTCCTTATCTTCTGACACCCATGGGTGTTGTTAATGGACAAAAGCTGCCCACTCCTTGGCAGTCCATGGGCGCTAAAGGCGTTAACGTCATGGCATCTAAGCTAATGCTAAGTTTGTTCCCAGTGAATGCAACTTTCTTTAAGCTTCAGATTAATGATGGTAAGCTCAGCTTGGACCCCAGTTTAAGTGCTGCTGTTAAATCAGAAATTGATCTTTCTCTTTCCAAAATGGAACGAGTGGTCATGCAAAGTATTGCCGAATCACAGGATCGTGTTATCCTTCATCAGGCAATGAAGCATTTAATTGTAACCGGAAATGCTCTGGTATACATGGGCTCAAGTGGTGTTAAACTTTACCCTCTTGACCGTTTTGTGGTCGTCCGTGATGGAGAGGGTAATCCCACCGAGGTCGTTACTGTTGAATCTATTGATCGTCAATTTCTTCCTAAGGAGTTCCAAACAGAACAAGCTAGGAATATAAATGATGTATCTGATAATACTAGTGCTCCTAGTGTTGATATTGCTGTTGGTGAAAATGAAGCTGCTGTATATACTTGGGCTAAACTCAAGGACGGACAGTGGCGTTGGCGTCAAGAAGTAGAAGGGAAGATTCTTCCTGACTCTCTTGCTAAGTCGCCTAAGAATACAACCCCCTGGCTACCCCTTCGTTTTAATGTGGTTGATGGGGAAGACTATGGTCGCGGTCGTATCGAAGAGTACCTTGGTGATCTGAAGTCCCTTGAAGGGCTGATGCAAGCCATGGTGGAGGGTTCTGCTGCTGCCGCAAAGGTAGTATTTCTAGTAAGCCCAGCCGCTACGGTAAAGCCGAGTACGCTTGCTAAAGCAGGCAACGGAGCAATTATCCAAGGTCGCGCCGAAGATGTAACTGCCGTTCAGGTCCAGAAGCAAGCCGATTTTAGCTCTGCCTTCCAAATGATTCAGTCCCTAACACAGAGACTATCAGAAGCTTTCCTGATCCTTACGGTTAGGCAAAGCGAGCGCACTACTGCCGAAGAGATTCGTGCTACCCAGCAGGAACTTAACGAGCAGCTTGGCGGAATCTATGGTAACCTTACGGTGGAACTGGTTCGCCCGTACCTCCAACGGAAACTCTTTACCTTACAACGGTCTAAAGAATTACCTACCCTGCCAAAGGGAATTATATCCCCAACCATCATTGCTGGCCTTGAGGGTATTGGCCGAGGGCAAGATCGTGAATCACTCATGATGTTCCTTCAAACAATATCACAAGCCCTTGGTCCAGAAGCAATGGCTCAATACATTGATCCAGAGGAAGCCGTCAAACGTCTTGCTGCTGCTCAAGGTATTGATACTCTTAAGCTAGTTAAGACAGCTGATATGCGTCAACAGGAGATGCAGAAAGCTCAACAAATGCAGATGACTCAGAATCTAATGGGTCAAGCTGGTCAACTAGCTAAGGCTCCTATGATGGATCCAACTAAAAATCCTGATTCTATTGAAGCACTTCAAAATGTCGTCAACACAGCCTCGCAAGCAGCCGGACAAGCCCAGCCCCAAGGACAACCTCAACCCCCTGGATGAGCAGGCTCCGGTAAAGATCACACCAAAGGAACAATTTAAATATGGTGATGTGAAAGTCACCTCTCCTGGTGTCGGTCGTGTTTCTATTGTTATCCACTAATTAACACCCATGTCTGAAATTGTTTTTGATGCTACTGATCCAGATGTAACTTCTGCTCGGGAAACCGAAGAACTACGTCTTATTGAACAAGGCAGTAAGCTAATTGACAAACAAGAAGCTGAGGCCGCAGATCTCTATCGCCGCAGTGAACTAGAAGCCCAAGAACATAGTCAGTATGCTGGTAAATTTAAATCAGCAGAAGACCTTGAAAAAGCTTACCTAGAACTTCAAAAGAAGCTAGGTCAAAAAGAAAAAGATGAGTCCTCTTCGACAGATGAAACCGAGAGTGATGAGTCCCCTGATGAATCTGAGTCCCCGGTAACCAAACGTGTTAGCTTCCTAAAAGAGGCATCAGAGGAGTATTACTCCAATGATAATCAACTTAAGCCTGAAACAATTAATAAGCTTAAGGAGATGCCTTCGGAAGAACTCATCGAAGCATACATGGAATGGCAAAAAGGTAATCCTGCTGTTCAATCACAACCCCTTTCTGATGAAGCTGCTAAGAATATTGTTAGTTCTGTCGGGGGACAGGACGCTTATAATGATACCTTAGCATGGGCTGCTGATAACCTCAAACCCGATGAGGTAGCTGCGTATGATAACGTAGTTAACAGTGGCAACAAGGATGCCATCTTCTTTGCTGTTCAAGCCCTCAACCAACGTTATAAGGATTCCGTAGGGTTTGAAGGTCAACAGGTGTCTGGCAAATCAACGAAAAGTCAGGTTAAAGGATTTCGTTCTAATGCTGAACTAGCAACTGCTATTGGTGATAGACGGTATCGCACTGACCCTGCTTATCGGTTTGATGTTGAACAAAAACTAGCCGCTTCTGGCGACTTGCTCTGACTAAAATAATAGGGTGACCGTCGGGATGACAGGCCACCTTTTTAGTCGACTAAAAGATGCGTTGTAAGCAATATAAAAAGTCCTTTGAAACAAACTCATGCTCTCTCTTCTGACTACTCTGTCTGTTCTTAGCTCTTGGTATGGTCCTGGTTTCCACGGGAACCTAACTGCCAATGGTGAACGATACAATCAAAACGGCCTTACAGCAGCGCACAGGACACTACCATTTGGAACACTCCTTAAGGTTTGTTTCGATAGGTGTGCCGTTGTTCGGGTTAATGATCGTGGTCCTTACATTCATGGTAGGGATTTAGATCTAAGTAAAGGTGCGGCTGACAAGATCGGTCTGACCAGCTCTGGAGTTGGTAGAGTCTCCGTGACTCGCCTAAATTAAAACGGATTGGGGGCACCTCAAAGTCGGACCCCTTTTCTATTGAGGAAGGATACCTCATTAAAAAACCAACCGGTTGGAGTATTGGCCCGCTGCGGTGGACACCCAATACAACACATGTTTTATCTATTGTTCAAAGTCTACAAGTACTTGTAATCGTTATAAATCCTTTTACTCATTATTCCAATGACTGCTCTTGTATCTTATCTTGGCGAAAGTAACCTAGCTGGTGGACAATCGCCTACTTATAATCAGCGAACAGCTCTGTTCCTGAAGCTCTTTACGGGTGAGGTTTATGAAGCCTTCCGTAACGCTACTATTGCTAAAGAGTGCGTGATGAACCGTACTCTTCGTGGTGGTAAAACTGCTCAATTTATTCACACTGGTCGTATCTCGGCTGGTTATCGCGTTCCTGGTGTGCCTATCCTCGGCTCGGGTAATCCTGCTGCCGCTGAAACCACCATTGCGCTGGATGACCTCCTAGTGGCATCTGCCTTCGTCGATAATCTTGACGAAATCATGGCGCAGTATGATATTCGTGGCCCCATCGCCCGTCAGATTGGTCAGAGCTTGGCTGAATTTTATGATCGTCGTATCTTCCGCGTTCTAGATAAAGCTTCCTCTGCTACCGCTGCCGTAACCGGTGAGCCTGGTGGTTTCCAAATCAACCTTGGTGCCAACAAAGAGTATGATGCTCAAGCACTGGTTGATGGTTTCTTCGAGGCCGCTGCCCGTCTTGATGAAGTGGCTGCTCCTAAGGATGGCCGTGTGGCTGTTCTGAGCCCCCGTCAGTACTACGCCCTGATCTCTCAGGTCGATACCAACATCCTAAACCGTGATTACGGCGCTGCCGGTGGTAGCCTGAACTCTGGTGAAGGTCTCTATGAGATTGCTGGTATCTCCATCAAGAAATCCAACAACGTGCCCTTCCTTGGGAAGTATGGCTCTGCTGCTGGTGTTGCTATTGATGCTACTACTGTGACCGGCGAAAACAACTCCTATGGTGTTGCTTCTGACTTTACCAATAGCTGTGGTTTGATCTTCCACCGTGACGCTGCTGGCGTTGTGGAAGCCATCGGTCCTAGCGTTCAGACCACTGGTGCTGACACCAAGGTAATCTACCAAGGTGATGTTATCGTGGGCCGTCTGGCCTATGGTGCTGGTGCTGTTCGTGTCGGCGTTGCCGGTGCGTTCCGGAACACCTGATCTAACCTTTAATAAGGGGGCTGGCTATTAAAGGTTAGCCCCTTTTTTTTAATAACTCCTGTCCGAATTATGACAACCCAACTTCAAGCCATCAACCAAATGTTGACTGGCATCGGGCAGGCACCTGTGGTGTCTCTCGACATCGCTAACCCGGAAATTTCTATAGCCCTTTCTATTCTTGATTCTGTTGATCGGGAAGTTCAAGGTGAAGGATGGCATTTTAATACTGAAATTAAGTATCCTTTTACCCCTAACGCTAATGATGAGATTGTCATTCCCGCAAACGTTCTGCAACTGTCAGACAACAAGTATGAAAACGTTCAACAGTATCAAACTGTAATTAGAGACGGTAAACTTTACGATAAGATTAGCCATAGCTTTACCGCATGGACAACCAGTCCCGTTGTGTGTGATGTGGTATGGTTGTTTGATTTTGAAGACTTGCCACAGGTCTTTCAAGATTACATAGCACAACGTGCTACCCGTGTGTTTGCTGGTAGTGTGGTAGGCTCTGAGATTATGTTTAAATTTAACCAACAAGATGAAGGGTTGCTACGGGCTAACTGTTTGGCTTATGATACTAATACATCAGAAGTTAATATCTTTGGTGTGGAGACTGGTCAGAACTTCTATATTTCTTATACTCCGTTCCGCACAATTGCACGATAATGGCAGCCATCTCTCAGAAAATCTTTAGCCTTATTGGTGGAGTATCTCAACAACCAGATACCATTAAGACTGGCAGTCAATTACGGGTATGCGATAACTATTACCCAGACACTGCCACTGGTCTTACTAAACGACCTGGACTACAGGGTATTCGTAAACTAGCTAATGCTGTTAATGATGGTACTTGGTTTCCAATCTTTCGTGATGACGAGGAGAAGTACATCATTCAATTCAGCAAAGCTGGTGCTCTTAAGATTTGGAGTGCTAACAGTGGTCTACAGCAAACTGTTAATGCCGTAGCTGCGGAGTCTATTGCTTATGCTACTCATACGTCAGCAGAAGAACTTCAAACCCTTCAAATCAATGACTATATCTTTGTTCTAAATAGGATTAAGACTGTCGCTGCGGGAACCGGAACCATTGCTGCCCAAACACCGTATGCTTTTGTTTCGATTAACACTGTTGCGTATAACTCCACTTATAACATTAAGCTGGATGCTAATGACTTTTCATATGTTACACCAGCAACTACATCTACCTCAACCCCACAGCTAAACGTAGCTGATATTGTCAATAACCTTGTATCTTCAATCAACGCTAACATTAGCTATGTAGCACAAGGCATTGGCAATATTATCTATGTGCGCCGCGCCAATAATGGTGACTTTGCAATTGAATCCAAAGGCGGTAGTACTGGTACGTCTATTGATTCGTATAAAGGATCAGTTACGTCTGTTGCTCAACTTCCTAGGCAGTTTATTAATAACCTAAAGATTAAGGTAGCTGGTTCTGTTGAATCAGGTGCTGATGATTACTGGGTTATCTTTAAAACCAGCGATAACACAAGCAGCGGCACAGGTACTTGGGAGGAAACCGTAGGACCAGGAGTTATCTTTGATTTCAATGAGGAGACGATGCCTCATGTTATTATAAGAGAAGCTAACGGTACCTTCACCTATCGTCAACTTGATGAGGCATCTGCTAGTGGTTCTGCTGGCCCGACAAGTGTTGCTGGTATTGTTACTGCTGTTGCCATTAATGGCACAACAAGTAGCGGACATGTTGCTGGGGAACAGTTTGCCGTAACAGGTGGTACTGGTAATAACCTAAGGCTTCAGGTTGATAAGGTACAGAATTTGATAAGTATCTCCAGTACTGCGGCTAATTCTAATAGTTACGTTCAACAAATAACTACAGGAGGAATTCAGTATAAATATTATAGAAGCCCAATAGTCACAAGATATGAGTGGTATTTAAACGGAGCACAAATTGGTTCAACAGGTTCTGCCTCTTTAACCAGTGGTAATACTGTTTACACTCTTAATGGGTCGTTTCAGAACATCAGCAACCAAATTAGGGCTGGTCTTACAATAACAACTACTACGACTGGTGTCATAGATGCAGTTAGTATTGTTCAAGCAGGTCAAGGATATACCGCTACCAACATTGTTCAAAATGCTGCGGGCGATACCTTTACCATTACAACTATTAATACAGCGCCCCTACAAGGTGATGCAAGTCGTCTTAACTTCTGGAAGTACCGGGAAGTTGGTGACAATGAAACCAACCCAATGCCCACATTTGTTGGCTATCCTATTGATGCTATTTCTTTTTACAAGAACCGTATCGTCTTTACTTCTCGGCAAAATGTAATATGCTCACAGGCAGGAGATTACTTTAATTTCTTTGCTAGTACCGTTATTACAATTGTTGATAGCGATCCAATTGATCTTAGTGCTAGCACTCTGAAACCAATTCGATTGAAACATGCCATTGCTTCTCCAACAGGACTGCTACTGTTTGGTGATAATGCTCAATTGGTGTTGTCAACTACAACCGAATCATTCTCTCCAAATACTGCTGAAATAAATGTTCTGTCAACCTTTAGTCAGACAGATAGTATTGCTCCTTTGGATATTGGTAGCAGCTATATATTCTTAGAAGAAGGAGTAAAGGCTTCTTCTATTTATGAGATGGCTTTAAATGATCA